GGGCTCAATAGAAGTGGCTGAGAATCTGCAGAAGAGCAAGGAGAATCACACACTCCACGATTTCGCCGATACGGAAGTGGAGATCTCAGTCGAAGGTGGGAGCACTGTAAAAACCACCATGGGCAGATTCAACGAGATCTGCGAGGCAGTGCAACAGGACCCTGGCCTGGTGGACCGTGTCCTGGGAGGTGACCAGTAATGGCAGGTCGAACCGTTACGAGGGAGGACATCCAGGCCGCAGCCAAGGCCTACTGCGAGGCCACCGGCCTGCAGTGCAGCATCGGAGAGGATGATCACAAGATCCGCTTTTTCAAGGGCACTCCAGGAGACGGGGATCAAGTGGTCTGGGAAGAGGCCAGCCAGCTTAAGGGCTCGGATCCGGAATTTGTGATGGAGTTCAGGGAGTACCTGAACGAAGTCCTGAAGGCAAAGGCAGCGCCCAGGGCCAACGTCCCTGCAAGGCCCCAGGATGTAGCGCCAAAAGGCGGCGAATTCGACATGGCCAATTGGCGGGCCAGGCAGGCCAAGACATACAGTGTCGCTGGCAAGAACGCTCCGAACGCCTTCGCCGTATCTGAGGTGGCAAACAAGAGAAGGCTGTGCACCCAGATCATGGACTCAGGCAGGACTAAAGACCTCGTTTGGGGTCATGTCCGAGTCACAGATCCGGCAACAGGCCAATTCAGAGAGGACAGGGTATCTCATGAGAAAGAGACCTTTGTCCTCCTGAAGGCCTGGGAGGATGCCAACAGCCAGGCCAAATTCCAGAAGGGCCTGATCATAGGGATAGCTGACAACAGCATGCCAGAGCTAAATCCCGATATCCGTATCAAAGGCATGCCTGCTCAACTGTGGCTCACCATGCAGGTCATGAGGTCCTGGTCTATGGCCGACAGGGATGCGGTGACCAAGGCCGAACGCAGGGCCCAGCTGAAGATCATGAACAGGGAATGGCGAGACGAAGGAGAGATCGTCCTGGAGCAGGAGGAGGAGAGAGCCGTCCAGGAGGCCAGGGCTTGAATCCCCCGGCTCCACCCTTCTGTTTCTGGGAAGAATACCAGCGCACAGGGGCGTATCGGGATATGTTGCGCTGGCTGAAGCATCGAGCTTACTGCTATGCGGTGGTGCAGCCCGAGGGTTATCCCATGAGCACGGCGGCGACACTGGATCAGATCGAGCACGAGGACGCGTGGATCGAGCTTCGCCGTGCTCCTGGTACTTGCTGCCCCGAGCCTGGATGCGATTATGCATCTCACGACGGCTCACACTGCAACATGTGCGGGCACCCATGCGCAGAATGCAAGAGGGAGAAGGCATGAGCCCATCCCCCATCTTGGTATCAATCGATCCCAACGAAGCTGCCCGCCCGAGGGTAGATCTCATCCGGGGAGCGGTCGAGAAGGACGAGCATTTCTATTCCCCGATCGGCGTGACGGCCAGCCTGCCGTTCGACCTCCAGTTCATTTCACAGAGAAGTGCACCATGCAAAGATAATCCAGATTGTTGGACTTTCCCAACATTGCACGTGGAGCTCAAAGACTTCTCCGAGGAAGGCAACAGCGACTATCTCAGCTCGATCCTGAGCGGCCATCTATGGGAGCAATGTCTCGCGGCAAGGGAGCTGGGAGAGCCTTTCGTGATCGTGGTCTTGGGGGACGATGCGGACATATCATCTGCCATTCGAAAAGCAGCGGGCCATGCTCAAAAAGGTAAACATGGGCTTTTCGATCTGGATAAGTTCAATTCATACGTAAACATGGTTGACGGATTCGAAGCAAATGCAATCTCCCTAGGCATTCCGGTCTGGCATCTCGGGTATAATCAGTTTCCTCGTCTACTCCTCAGGGTCCGCAAGATCTTGCAGGGTGGAGACCTATCAGGTTTCGCTCCGAGCCCGCCAGACGGAGAACGCGAGAAGGTAGGACTTAGTATTCTGGCCGGGAAAGGAATCGGTCCTGCAAAGGCTGGTGCAATCCTGGAGCATTTTAGGGTCTGGTTAGTCCCCGAAGATGACAGCTATCTAACCGACTGTGCTGGCATCGGTCCAACGATGGCCGTGCGAGTTGCCAAAAATATCAGGGTTGGACTCGGTGCTGTTGTCCGGCCCAAATCAAAGGCTTGCAAGCTGGCGGAGGTGTTAGGTTGAGTCGCGGCCCGATCCGGCATATGGAGGAGCTTCGCATCCTCCCCAGAAACGGGAAATTCATTTTTCGGGACCATTTTGATACAATTCCCGGGGGCCTGGTCCGATACCTGAAAGAGCGTGGCCTGATAAAAAAGGCGGGCTATCTCAGGAAGAATGGCTACATCAGCTGCGGCATGTGGGAGCTGACAGATCGGGCTAGGAGGATCCTGGGATGACCGTATCAGACCGACTCATGAAGGAATTTCTCCAGGCCATGCCAAAGGAACCCTTCACCACGAGACAACTAAGTCGCCTGATGAATAGAAATGACAATAACGTACGCCGCACTCTTTCTGCAATGCAAGATCTTGGGATAGTTCGGCGGGAAGAAGTGAGCCGGAACCGATACATCTGGAGAAAGTTGGTCACAGTATGACCAGTCAATATATGACTGCATGGATATAAATATCAAGGAGGACATGATGCTATCAGAAATGACCACGGTAGACGCACCGGCCCAAAGCGTCCCCAATGCACACGAAGGGCGTAAGCTTTCGCATTGGGAACCAGAATTTGCTTTCAATTCTATCATAGAGTGGCACTGCGGGGAGTGTCACAAAATTATATATTATCATTGCTGGCGGGCTCTGTACTGTCCGCACTGTGGAGCGCCGATTTTCAATTTTCCAAGACGGAAGCTCGATGCTCCCCAGCACCGAGGCATGTCGTACTCAGACCAGGAGAAGATGAAGTATGGCGGACCGGACAACCGATCTCGATCTCTGGGGAGCAATCACAGTCACCGGCCAGGGCCACAGGATCGAGGGAAGCATAGCAGAGCTCGATAGGCTCTGCTTGATATTGGGCGGTTGGATGAAGCCGTGAACCACCAGTATCATATTTATATCAATACATCAATAATGATTCCTCATGTCAAATAAAATACGATTAGATGACTGTATATCTTACTTTAAGATGAAAGTGCATATTCATGAAGAAGAGTGGAAATTTCTCTCCGCTGTGCATATTCCAGAAATTCTTCAACTAGAACAAATGGGAAGTGGACCTAAAGAGAAATTTCTGGAAAACGCCAGAGAACTTATGAGAGAACGCATGCAATACATTTTGGCAATGGACACTCAGTTGAGATTATGTAGGACGGAAGCAAAAAAGTGCAAAGAAGAATACCCGGAAGACGATCGATGTAAAGAACTCCAAAAATTATGTGGAGATTTACAGAGAATTTCCGCGGGAGTTATGTTTTGTTATGATCAGGTAGAAGGATTCCTGCAAAAGACTCTTAGTACTGAGGAATACGAAGGACTTCGCAGGGACATACTCAATGATATCACATCGATTGGCAAAATCCAGCGAGGCGAAGTATAATAAAAACGTTAATTATTTTTAATACTTGTTCGGTTGCATTGTGCCCGGCCTGGACGATTTGCCTTCTTCTGGCGGTCCCTCCCGCCGGTTCGTGATATACATCCTGGCTGGGTTCGTTCTAATTACTAAGGATTGATTCAATGAATGGTAAAGAAGTGCTCTATCTGTTCTCATCGAAATCGTGACCAGATAGACCAATTGATCGTCCAAAAAACACCATATCGCACTATCGCTGAAAAATTCAAAATCAAAGCCAAAGACCCGATACAAGCGATCAAAAACCACGTGCGATATGGGCATATCTCAAAACAGATCCAAAAGGCCCAAGAAAAGGTCCAAGAATCTGATGAAGTCAAGCACGGCCTCGAACTTCAGAAATGCGCTCAAGACATCTACGATCTCTCTATTGAGGCCGCCAAGCTGGCTAAAGAAGAAGACCTTCGGGCATTTGGTGGTTGCATCAGCCCGGCGATTAAGGTGCTGGAGATCCTTGGTAAGGTGCCTGAGCATCCCGGTACCTCCCAAGAATCCCCATTATTATCGACGCTGAAGACCGACGTGAAAGAGACATTCAAGGATGACCTTCCAGTGGGTACGGCCGAGCCTCAAGCAGCGAAAAATCCTTGAATGGTGGATGGAAGGCTCGCCATTCACCGCCCTGGCATACATCCTTTTGGAAGGCTCCATCCGATCGGCCAAGACTAGCACCGGAAGCTTCTCATTCGTCCTGTGGGTGATGAAGAACTTCACCGGTGAAGAGTTCGCCTTCTGTGGCAAGACTATTGGGGCCTGCAGGAGAAATCTGGTCCGGCCACTCAAGCAGATGCTTGCCGCCGAGCCCGGGTTTACAGTCCAGGACAAGCTCTCCGTGGTTGAGGGGCCGCATCTGGTTATCAGTTATTGCGGTCACACAAACGTATTTTGGATTTTCGGGGGCAAAGACGAGTCCTCACAGGACCTGATCCAGGGCGTCACGCTCGCGGGCATCTTCTTTGACGAAGTCCTCCTGATGCCACTAAGCTTCGTCTGGCAGGGTCTGAACAGGCTCTCTAGGACAGGCTCTAAGGCCTGGTTCACCGACAATCCCGCAACTCCAACCCATGCCATATACCAGGAGATCCTAGATCCCTATCAGGCTGCGGGGAAGCTCTATTTCTTACGCCTGACACTGGACGACAATCCAGCTCTTCCTGAGGACGCGAAGGCTAGGCTAAAGAGCCAGTATCCCGAAGGATCGGTCCTCTACAGGCGAAACATCCTGGGCCTCAGGACCGCTGCAGAAGGCCGGGTATTCAGCTTCTTCGATGAGCTTCCAGAAGCCGGTTTTGTGGTTGAGCAGGTCCCTCAAAACTTCACATTGTACCTCTGCGGCCTGGACTATGGCATAGCCAATCCCTTTGCCGCCCAGCTATGGGGGTTGGCGGGCGGGGTCTGGTACTGTCTGAAAGAATTCTACTGGGATTCAAAAGAAGAACGCAAGCAGAAAAGTAATGCTGAATATATCGAGGATTTGGCTAGGCTCTGCTACTGGAACGGCGATCGAAAGACCCCTGCAAAGATCCTGGTCCCTCCGGAAGAGCCGGGATTCCAAAGAGAGATCAGACAGTCCACGCACCAGCATCTCTACAATGTGAGAGATGCCGATAACAAGATTATGCCAGGCATCGAGGACCTCACGACGCTCCTGAGTCTCGGAAAATTCAAGCTGTTCAAGGACTGCAAAAAGACGATCTGGGGCCTCAATGACCTCCTATGGGACGAAAAGAAGCAGCAGCAAGGCATAGACATGTTCCAGAAAGGCGGTTCAGGAAGCCCGGACCATGCATGTGATTGTTCACGTTACATCGCCCGAGAGGCCGCAAAGCAGCTTAGACAGATGATATTACTATGATAAGAGATTTAGATTCCGTTCTGCAACCTGGCAAGCCTTGGCCGCCCATTAGCGAAAAAGATAGGCTGACCACATACGAGCAGAACGAAGCCCTATTCAACGGGGACCATACAAAGGTTTTCCAGGTGCTCCTCAAGCTCTTCTCGTCTCAGGTTGCAGAATATAATAAGCTCATAATTATTCTGAACTGGCATAAGAGGCTGTCTACTCTGTGGGCCGACTTCCTCTTTGGTGAGCAGCCCAAGGCCGCCGTCTCCGAGAACCCAGAGAGCCCGGAGCAGAAGTATGTAGATGATTTCATAGATCGGACGCATTACTGGCACCGGCAGCACACCAGGCAGATAGATGTATCACGCTTCGGGCACGGCATCATCGAAGGCTACTATGAAGCCGGCTGCAAGTTGCAGGTAGTCCACCCGTCCAAGTACTTCCCTATTGGCGATGCTTTTGGCCGGACCACAGCCCACCTGATCGCCTGGTTGGAAGAGCCAGAAGTGGTAGAGCATGTACAACAGAGGAGGCTTTTCTGCAGGATTCATTATCCGGGCAGGATCGAGAGCCGTGAGTATGTAGTCTCAGCAGCTTCCGGCAACATCATAACAGGGCCGGAGAATGTGTCCATCAAAGAGACAGGTATTAACGAGCCTCTTGTGTCTGTGGTCGAGAACCTGGCCACATCCTCGGGCAAGCTGGTAGATGACTACCACGACCTCGACAGCATCATCAAGCGCATGGAAGCCCGTCTGACGCGAGTTGGCCGGATCCTCGATGTTCATAGCGAACCGCTCCTGGTACTGCCAGAAGACTCTGGTGCCTTCAGCAAGACCGAGACTGGGGCCTTGGTCTATGACTCCAAGAGAAGAGTCTTGGAGCGAGTCGCCGGCGCAGGCGACCCTGGCTATGTGACATGGGAAGGACAGCTTACCGCGGCCTTCCAGGAGATTGAGACCTGCCTCAAGCAGCTGTACGCGCTTTCTGAGACCACCGAGGCTTGCTTTGAGCCCGCGAAACTTGGCGCTCAGGTCTCGGGCACAGCACTGAAGCTGATGCTCTTCATCCCTCTGAAAAAAGTGGACAGGCTGAAGATGGTGGCCGACCCGACTACCAAGGCCGAAATCAAGAGGTTTGCGGCATTCGAAAAGGCCCGAGGGTTCGCGGGTGCTGTTCCTGTTGAGGCCGTGTCCGTGCTCTGGCAGGATGGGCTGCCCGAGGACTTCAACGAGACGGTTGCCAACGTTGCCTCCCTCAAGAGCATGTGCCTGATCTGGGATGAGATGGCCCTGAAGATGCTCTACAAGCTGGAGGGGAAGGCACTGCAGGAAGCCCTGGAAAAGCTGAAGAGCGATAATATCATCGTCTAATTATTATTTTATGTCTATACCGTAACCGCAGCGGGATCTCTTTTGCGGGGGATTATACCATGTCCGAAAATTCAGAAGGTACCGGAGACACCGGGGATGCTGGAGATCAGCATCAGAAAGACCAGAAGCAGACGGCCTATACACAAGACGACTTCAATGCTTTGGATGCAAAGCTCCGGAAGGAATACTCTGCAAAGTTCAATGCAATGAAGAAGAAGGCCGATGCCTGGGATCAATACGAACAGTCGAAGAAGACCGAAGAGCAGAAGGCAGCCGACGAGTATCAGAAACTCAAGGCGGAGCACGATGCTCTGAAGGGCTCAGTCGAGCTGGAAAAGGCCCGGATCAAGTCTGGGCGGAAGCATAACATTCCTGAGGCCGATTGGGACAGGCTCCGAGGTTCAACTCCCGAAGAAGTTGAGCAGGACGCGAAGGAGTGGGCCAAAGAAAGGGGCTTGGACAAGGTGGGTGGCAGAACGCCACCAGGCAACGCCAATCCCGCTCGGAATCCATTTAATCAAGCCTTCCTCGATGCCACCGGCAGGGGGGGCAGGTAAGGTAATTCTATGACTGACTACAGCAATTATATTTCTAGGTCAGACGCAAGCACATACTTGCTCCCTGATCAGCAGAGCAAAGAGATCATCGAGGCTCTCCCTACTTCCTCATTCTGTCTCAGGATGATGAAGAGGCTGCCGCCTATCAACGCGGCCACTTATAAGATTCCGATGATGAACGCCTTCCCAACTGCCTATTTCGTCTCTGAGGTAGCTGCTGCTCGGGGCGCGACAAACACCAAGAAGACGACCGACATGTCCTGGTCCGGCGTGACCATGTATATCGAGGAGATCGCGGTCATAGTGCCGGTCCCCGAGTCGGTGATCGCCGACATGGCTGCTCAGAACTTCGATCTCTGGGGCATGGTAAAGCCCAGGCTCGTGGAGGCTGCAGGAAAGCTTATTGATCAGGCAATCCTCTACGACAGCTCCGGTGATATTGCGCCCGCTAACTGGCCGGATGGCATTGTCACTCAGTGCGGCACGAAGAGCAACACAATAGACGTAAGCTCTCAGATCGGCTCTGGCCTGACCTTCGCAGACCTCTACGATGGTCTCCTGGCGGACAATGGACTCTTCTCTCTGGTAGAGCAGGACGGCTATTTGGTGAATGGCGCTCTGGCTGCTATCAGCATGAAGGGCAAGCTCAGAGGGCTGAGGTCTTCGGAGGGCGTCCCCATCTTCACCACCGACATGAAGCAGGCTAACAGGTACCTCCTGGACGGCGCACCCATGGACTTCCCCAACAACGGAGCATTCGACCCCACCAAGTCTCTCTTGGTGGCTGGTGACTGGTCCCAGGCCGTGTACGGCGTCCGGCAGGACATCACCTGGAAGATAGCCACTGAGGCGAGCATCCACGACAGCTCCGGCACCCTGGTCTACAACCTCTTCCAGGACGACATGGTCGCTCTCAGGATGACTATGAGAATGGGCTGGGCCTTGCCGAACCCGATCAACCCGGTGAACTCCTCGACTCAGTTCCCGTTCGCTGCCCTGGTACCCTGAGGTGGAGCATGAGGAGACTTCTCATCTTTTTGGTGCTGCTCTCCCTGGCCGGCCTGGCAACGTCACAGAGCTCATGGTATCCCGAAAAGCTCCAGACTGGCAAAGAAGTGGTGGGGTACGGCGGGATCTACGGGGCCAATTATGCGATGGTCCCCGTCCTACAGATCATCCCGGCTGCAGAAAGTGCTGATGCTGACCAGATAGCCAATGACGTCTCTCTGAACTCGACTACCAAGCTCCTCATCAATTCCACAGGTGTAGGATCTTCGAATTTCGGGGATGATCCAGACGTTCCTCGATGCCTGACGGTGACTCCTGCAGATGTGGTAACCACGGCTATCAAGTTCACCGGGACAGACATCTTCGGCGCAGCCATAACTGAAAATCTGACCTTCTCAGCATCCTCTACCGCCCAGACCACCACCAATGCATTCATGAATGTGACCAAGATAGATGCCACAACTTCAGGGACTACTAGACTATGTGACATCGGCACATCTGACAAGCTTGCTCTCAGCCAAAAGTTGGGAACATATGACCAGGTGGTGCATGCCTGGGTAAATGGTGCGCTGGAAGGGACTGCTCCTGCTGTCACAAAGAATAGCACTGTGCTTGCTGGAAACACGATCGATACGGCGACCGCGCCTGGCGGGCATGCCACGTGGGTGTATTATTTCATCGGTGCCTAACTGAGATAATTACCCCGGTCAAGCCGGAAGCCAAGCCGGAGAAATCCGGCTAAATATCTTTTTGCTGAATAATAATAAATGGTGATATCAAGTATTGAGACTGACGTAGAGCTTGAAGCCTGGAGAATAAGATGTCAACGGCAGGCCCCAATTCTTGCGGAACTGGAAGCAATTATAATGATGGGGAAGATGACGCATGGTCCTCGCCCACAAATATTCAATCAGATGACAGCTCTTATGCATCCGTAGCTTTGGGTAGATCAGCAAATTCTCAAGCTCTCTATGCAAAGAATTTTGGCTTCTCAATTCCTGCAGATGCTACGATAACCAATGTCTCATTTACGATCAAAAGAAAGGCCAGTGCTGCAGTTAGCATTACCGAATATCACATTATCATGTGTGATGCGTCAGGATCGCCTTCTGGTTCCGATAAGGCTGATACTTCAACAAAATGGTCTAAAGCAGATGAAACAATAGCAAAGCCTAGCGGTGGAACTGCAGGCGATTCAACTTACTGGGGCTTAACGTTAACCCCTGCGCTCGTAAATGATGCCGATTTCGGCCTCAAAATTTCTGTCCGTAATGCAGCTGCGAATCCGAGGACGGCGTACATCCAGTACGTTAGCTGCACCGTCACCTATACAGTTCCAGCAACGCTGACTGCAAGCTCGGGCAGCTTTGAGATTACCGGCACCTCATGCAGCTTGCTCAAATCCTCCATCATAGTCCCTGATGCCGGGGAGTTTTCGCTTTCCGGCGATGCGGCAGATCTATTGAATAGTCGATTGCTCTCATGCGGTTTAGGCGAGTACAGCTTATCTGCTGCTGGGGCAGGCCTTGTCAGATCCAGAATCATATCCGTTGCATCTGCGGATTATTCGCTTGCAGGCAATCCCATATCTCTATTAGCTTCTAGAAGGCTCGGCTGCGTTTCAGGCGAATTCGGCCTGTCGGCTGATGCAGCGAGCCTGCTCAAAAGCTCAATTCTCTCGGCTGGCATTGGGGAATATCTTCTCTCCGGGACCGATGTCATGTTTGAGCTGACCGCCTCAGGCGCATATGTCCTGGCGGCCTACTCGGGAGCATTCGAAATAGCCGGGACCAACGCAGATCTCCTGAAGAGCTCATTATTATCTGCAGGTGAGGGCAGCTTTTCGCTGGCCGGCAGCATGGCAACCCTTTATGCCGCACATGTTATACATGCCGATGCTGGTAGCTATGAGTTAGCTGGTACAAATGCCAGCCTTCTTAGGAGCATTCGGCTGGCTGCTCTGGTCGGCACGTTTTCCACGGCCTCATCATCGGCAAGTCTCCTGAAGAGCTCTGTCCTGATTCCATCTGCAGGAGCTTTCGAAACAGCCGGGACTAATGCAGATCTCCTCAAAAGTTACATTCTCTCATGCGAATCCGGCAGCTATATCATCGACGGCTCGGCCTTGAGCCTTCTAAAGGGATTCAAAATTGATGCCGAAACCGGCGAATTCACGATTTCCGGGCAACCTGTGAATCTCCCGGCATCCCGAATAGTCACAACACAAAATGGCACTTTCGTAATTATCGGAAACAATGCAGTTCTAAACATGAGAACAGCATTTAATCCTATATGGGCACGGCGGTCGAATAATTTGTTTATATTTGGAGGATATTATGGCAAGCTCTAGCTTCTATAAGTTCCAGGACTTTGTCGAGAGGTTAGCAAAAGGCGAGTTCCAGCTTCACGCGGCCGGACATACAATTAAGGTCTACCTCACGAACAACACCCCAAGCGCATCTGCTGATGCTGTAAAGACGGATCTCGCAGGCATCACCGAGCAGAATGGATATACTGCTGCAGACATCCAGCAGGACATCTCAGAGACAAGCGGCGTCATGACAATGACGGGCGTTGATGTCGAATGGACTGCCTCCGGTGGATCCTTTGGACCTTTCCGTTACGCTGTTCTCTATGACGAGGACCATGCCAGCGATGCACTCATAGGCTACTATGACTATGGGTCCGAAATAACCATAGCAACCGGCGAGAAGTTCAAGGTTGACTTCGGGGCAAGCATTCTAACCTTATCTTAAGGAGGGAAGATGTTTTTCAAAGGAGCTGCAATCTCCGGTTTTACCTTTTTGATGCTGGATAGATCCACTGGCGAGCCTGTGACATCTGGCACTATAACCGCCACAGTCTCACATGATGGCGCGGCTCCTTCTGCTCTGGCTGATACCCCCGTTCATCTCTCTGTCGGGGTATGGAAGGTTGATCTCTCGGCAGCGGAGATGAATGCTGATATGGTGGGCCTGACCTTTTCCCATGATAACGCCATTACGGTCCATTTTACTATAAGGACCTGGGACACCGTCATCACAGGGACCACAGCGAAAACATATACCGTCTATGAACCTGATGGAACTACTCCGATGTCAGCCTGCGAGGTCTGGGCTACTTCCGACCTGGCCGGAACATTAGAAATCGCCAACAGAGGCTATACTGATGACCTCGGCCAGCATACCTTTTACTTCAATGTGCCTGTCGGGACAACGGTTTACATTTGGAGCAGAAAAGCGGGAAAGTCATTCACAAATCCTGACTCGGAGGTGGTCTAAATGTCCTGGGACGGCTCGGCATCAGCTTCATCAAGCCCTCCAAGCTCCTCAACCTACCTGATGGAATCCGCAGCCACGGCACTTGTTGAGTTCAGGTCTAACTCTGCGGTCTGGACTGCCACATCAGTAGCCGAAAGGGCGAAGGCCCTGTATGAGGCCACAAGGCACATAGACGCCCTCCCTCTACGTGGCCGGAAATATGATCTTGAGGTCACTGCAGGCATCCCGGACCAGCTCTTAGAGTTCCCCAGGATAATCGATGGAGTCACCCTCGACTGGAACAATTCAACAAACGAGGCAATTGTGCCCACCGATGTCAAGCAGGCCTGCCTCGAAGAGGCCATTGCGATCATCGAAGCAGGCTCTGGCGGGCGCCGGGCTCTCCAGGAGCAGGGCGTTCAAAGCTTCAGCCTCGGGAGGGGCGAGCTGTCGGAAACCTTTGTGCCTGGCGCAGCGTCCCGGTTCCGCGGCCTGCTAAGCGCCACAGCGCATAGGCTTCTGTTGAAATACATAGCGGGGAGCGTTCCTATTATATGAGTCTGAGTCTGCTGGATGCCTATTTACAGAGCCTGGGCAAGACGGTGACCTGGCGCTCGAAGGGAGCTGACGGAGATGACGGCGAGCCCACTTACACCAACACGACAATCGTCGTCATCTGGATTGACGAGTCCAAAAAGATCTGGAACTCCAGAGAGGATGATCCTCAGCAGCAGGCCTATATCCAAACTTCTTCCGCTGTGGAGAAAGACGACATAATCATCAAAGACGGTTTTTCATATCCCGTTATTAGCACTCATGTCCCGCCCTGCTTTGATGGCGAGCCTTTGAGAACCGCCTCTCTTGGTCAGAAGATGATTTGATAATATTTTTTCGAAATAATAACTGGCCTGTCAGTGGTTTTAGCTATTGGCCTCTGGCAGGCCGCCCACCAATTAAATGAAAGCTTTCTAGGAGTGGAATGATGAAAACGATATTGCAGATATTTGTAGCGCTGCTTCTGATGCTGGCCATTGTCGGCCAGGTAGAAGCTGCCAACTACATGTACGAAAAGGCATCAGTGAAAGGAACCGGCTACATGGATTACGAGCGCATCATCTCGACCCAGACCGGCTTTAATGGAGTGAAGCTGGTAGAAAAAGGATCTGGCTCTGGAAATGTTATCTCGGACAAATGGGAGCTGGAGGCCGAGAGGCAGATGAACGGTGATGGCTCAACAATCGGCAACGGATCTTGCGCCTTCCCGAATGGCATTGCGAACATTATGGACTACATCAACTTCACCAAGGAAGCTGAGTTCGAGTACATGCCCATATCCTACCAGACCGGCACCTATGATCAGAAATGGGTAGAAAAGCTCTGCGTCCAGAACTACAGGATTGGAGCGGTGATGACCGAGATGTACTCCCATGCCGAGCACCTGGCGAAGAGCACCGAGGTCAAGACCCGGGCCTACCAGAGCACAAACGGCCAGGCATGCTGCACCGGCGTCTTGGAGGCAACTGTTAACAGCAATGTGATCGGCGTGGCCCATATAGGCTGGATCTCTAGGGATCCCGAGCCCAGCACGCTGCTCAAGGGCCGCCATGCAGAATACGGCCGATCTGTGGACGATATGACTGGTGTCTTCGCCATAGAGAAGTTTATCCAGCTCTGGGGCAACTCCACCTGCGGCAAGACCTCCGTGGACTGGCTGCCTTGCGTTTAGCAGGGGGGATATGCATCTCATTTAAGATTCTGATGGCATTGCTTGCCATCTGCCTCTTTTTGGCATCTTCCATTGTTTCGGCGGATATTATTTTCCCGGATAATAGCAGATCCAGAGATCTTAATCTCAGCTGGAAGGACGGCGGCGCAAAAGAGGTGATGAGGGCCTTGATAATCATGGATTATCCCATAAACGATTATGGCGAAATCATGGTTAAAGAGCCAACAATCAAAGAGCGAGTCCAGGGCACAGTCAGCCCCCAGACCTGGAGGAGCTACGCAGTCCAGCAATTTAGCGGCAGCATTCCGAACATCTAGGAGATGATTGAATGGGAGATACTGAAGAAATCGGATGGCTTGACGAGGATGGCATATGCTTCTTCCCCGGACCTGATGCAGAGATGCCTTCGGGGCTGAAGATCGCTGCCCCGGTGAACTTCCTGGCTTTCGCCAAGGGCCTGGTAGTGATCGATAATGTCTCTGAGCAGGGCTACAAGACTATCCCATACACCTATCCGGATAAGCCGGAGGGCCTGGAAGTCCTAGGGCTGGTGCTCAATAAGGGCGCTATCGAGACGCTGCAATCGAAGTACAACGGCAAAGCGTTCTTGCTGAAAGAACCCAACGGCGACGACTGGATGACATTGGCAGAATGGAATGCCAAGTTCAACACAGACGGCCTGGAAGTGCTCGCCCGGATGCGGTGGGAGTGGTTTGCCAAAGGCGGCGGCGTCGGTACGCCCGGCCAGCAGGTGACAGCCCATGGCCAGAAGGGCCATTCCAGGCCGAGCACTACAGAGCCAATAAAGATCGGTGGAAAGGACGGAAAGAAATTCTAGGGGGGTAAGAATGCAGAATTTTAAAGGATACAGAACCTATGCCGTAGCGTTTGCGACTATGCTCGTTGGATTGATTGGCACTATCGATCCTGGGACTCTTGAAATTATCTCTAAATTCCTTGGAGAGATCGGCATTCCAACGAGCACCGCAACGCTCCTGCTCGTCTTGGGGCTGATCATGGCAGGCCTGAGAAAAATAACTGAGTCTGAGCAAAACGTCTGATGTCATTGGGGATGCATGGAGAAATCATCTGATCCCAAGGATTTCCATGCACGCATATGCGTCCTTGAAAACGACAACAAGCGGCATGGCGAGGACATTGATAAGATATGGGGCAGGGTTTCGGCGCTGGAGATATGCGCCGCCTGCCTCCCAGAGATCAAAGAATCGCTGAAATCCATAGTTTCTAAGGTAGACGAGCTGGCATCATCCTCAACTGAAAACTTGGGCAGAACTAAGGGCAAAACGACCGCATTTCTTAGCCTCAGGGAATGGGGCCTTGCCTGTGCGGGAATACTTGCCCTTTTATTGGATCATTTCGTCATAAAATGAGGGTCCATGCTTACTGTTCTGGATAATTTATATGATACGTTAAGGGCCGACTCAGCCTTAATGGCGATGGTCGGCTCCAATATTTATAAGAACAGAAAAATAAAAGATAATCCCACAACAGACGAAATCGGCAATGTCAATGACTATATGATCTCCTGCGAGGTCCAGGACATTGCAGGCCATGTCGGCTCAGATGAGCCTATCCTGATTGTGGACATCAGAACAAGGAAAGGCACATCAGGCGATGGCGGAGCCGAATACTGCGCCGAGATAGCAGACGCAGTCCGGGCTCTGCTGGACGCAGGCTTTACTGGCACTGAAGTTAAGAAGATCCAGGGCCAGGTCAATTATGATAAAACAATAATGGGCTATAGATGCAGACTGGAGGTATTCTGCCACATAAAAGGCAGCTTCAGCCTATCCCTCTCTCCTTCTCTCGCCAGCCCCCAGGCCATAGGCACCGAGATCATATTTACGGCCATTGCTTCCCCAAATTTCGGCCTGGAATATAGATTTAGCATTACAGGCCCAGGAACGGGCAATGTCAAGCGCTACCTCACCGGCTGGACCAAAGATAACAGCATTTCATTTATTCCCAAGGCTGCTGATATTGGCACATCGACTATTGCCGTTGAAATTAGCTCTGAGGGCAGCAACGTTATTGATAGCTCCACATCTCTTTCTTATATAATCTCCCGTAATCTCCCGGCTATCGTCTCTTTTGCGCCTAACCTTGCCAGCCCACAGCCTCCGGGCCTGGAGATTGAGCTTATCGTCACTGCAACAAGCAGCAACGAAAATGAGCTTGTCTATAAATTCTGGCATCAGCCTCCCGGTGCATCCTACTGGAAGGATGTTTCATACTGGATCACCCATAACTGGTATCGCTGGACTCCCAGGCTTTCTGAGGTGGGAGTCAATACATTCAAGGTCCATATCAGAGACGGCAAGCACGCCGACAAGGGCGGCTATGATGCTACCTCTACAATTACTTATACAATTGCTCCTTAAAACGCCCTAAATCCGGGGCAAATCCAGATCGGCTGAATGATTATCTATCCATCCTTGATTTTCAGGCCAAAATATGAGGCGTTGTAATGTCCAAATTTACCTTTCTTGTCGCAAATCCTGATGGGACCACCATCTCAATCCATCCTATATCATACCGCTCAGAATGGCCTCTCAATGGCCACCAGACGCTAACATTTCGCTGCTTCAATGGCGAGACGATAAACGAGCGAGCAACCATCAACGTCTACAAGACGGTCTCGGATATGCCGGTCTTTTGTGGCTGGTTCACTCGATTCAAGAGGCCAAGCTTCAAATCTGGTCTGCCTCAGCAGTACAACTGCGCCGGCTTCTCTAAGCTTCTCCTCTACAGATACGCCTTTAAGACCTCATATAATTGGTATGAAACCGAAAGTTCAACAATAACATCTCTTTTGAAGCAGGCTAACTCGATGGCTATCGGTTGGGTCACATCAACTTATGCAGGCTCTCCCGCAAACACTTTTTGCCTGGAGAAAACCGGCACGAATCCTCTATACCTCCCTAGGCTCCCGCTGGCCGATCCAACTATCTACCTGGGCTCAACCCTTCTCACAAAGGGCTCCGGCCTCTCTACACTGGCCGCTAATCAATGGTATCGAGACACTGAAAGGATATATATTCGGACATATGGATCGAACCCAAATAATTACCCTTGCTACATAACCGGCTTCAAGGATAGTCATCTTGTTGCCGGGACGCTCGCCGCAAACAACCTTATCACTCCGGGCATAACTGTTCCAGACGAGGCCATTTGGACTACATTTCTCAGAATCGTAGAAAACCAGGGCCTTGAATATCGATTTACAAATCGAACAGATGGAAACCAGGACCTTGATGCATCTGCAACACTTTATAACGGCTGGTATGATGACCCCGTGAAGACATATGATGAGGCCGACCTATTTGATTTCGAGATTGGCACACTCGAGGACTCAAAGTTTGGAATAGACTCGATCATTCTAAGGAACTCCACAGGCATAATAGACACTACCTTATTCGCCCCCTTTGTCTGGGGCCGTCTGGTAGCTTTGGGCCTGCAAGACTTTCTCCCTGGGGGCATATACAAGGAGTATATCCCTTACAGGACCTATATGGGCGACACCCAACTTGCCCAGCGAGCCTCAACTTCCCTAAAGCTCTCTTCTGATGAGCGCTATATGAAGATCTGGACACAGCCAGAGCATACCCTGAAATGTGGCGATTTTATTCGAGTAACCCTCAGCAGTGAGCCCTATGACGGCCAGTACAACATGAGGATAAAACAAAAGTCCTTCGAGTCTGACCGAAATGGCGATGATCGAATGGAGCTGCTGCTTTACAGTGGCGTAATCACATGACCTGCCCATTGACTCGCATAACGATTATGACCCATGCCGGGTGCCTTGGGCCTAATAGCTGTCAGTGGTGCATGGACAATATAGACACCGTCTATTATTCTGAAGATGACTTCTGCGAGCCCTATATGCTGCCGGGGCATGATAACTGCAGCTGCCAATGGGAAAAGTACGAGGTCACCGGGATATACCAGGCTGATTATGAAGAAATCCTGAGGTTGATAGAGGAAAACGAAATCGCAAAAGCAGAATGCGAGGTCATAATAGACGCGCAGCTCATCATCATGAAGGAGCAGCTTGCGATAGCTGAAGCGGCTACCTCCGACGCTGCAGCATACGAGGCGTCTGCAGATGCCCATTATGCAGAAGCTGCAGACTGGCTGGCTCAGTCCGAGGCGGCGTATGCAACCGCAGAAGAAATGGCTGCAATCCAGGACGAGCAACAGGCCATCATGGATGAGCAGCTTGCAATTGCTGCACAGGCCGTTGCCGATGCAGAAGAAAATCAGACCTTAGCAGACGAAGCTTATGCAGAAGCCGCTGACTGGCTGGCTCAGTCTGAAGCCGCATATGCAACAGCGGAAGAAATGGCTGCAATCCAGGACGAGCAACAGGCCATAATGGATGAACAGCTTGCGATAGCTGAAGCAGCAAATGACAACGCAGCAGCATACCAGGCGTCGGCAGATGCTCATTACGCCGAGGCTGCAGACTGGCTGGCTCAATCTGAAGCAGCATATGCCGAGGCAGTAGCGTGTGAAGCCACGCAGGCCGAGATGCAGGACTTAATGGACGAATTCCTCGCAATAGCAGACGAAGCCAACGCCGAGGCCGATGAGGCTTATTCCCTTGCCGAGGAATATCTCGCAGATGCAGAAGAATGGTACGACCTGGGCGTGGAATGGCAGGATCTTGGTGATGAGGCTTATGACTTAGGAGATTATGAACTGGCCGATGAATGCTACGCAGAGGCCGAGACGTGCTATGCAAACAGCATTGATTGCTCGGATCAAGCAGAATATTATGCACAGCTAGGAGACGAAGCCGAGCAAACAGCATACGATGCTATGGTAGAATACGATGCAGCCGAGGCAATCTATCTTGAAAATGATCCGGCGCCGTACTACGACGACGCTCAAACTTACCTCGACTACAGCAACGCCGCCATGGACGAAGGAGATGCAGATGCAGCATTGGCCGAGGAGGCGACGGCGGCTGCAGATGCCGCCATGGACCTATATGCAGCTGCTGAGGCGATCTACCTGGCCAATGATCCGGCTCCGTTCTATGCAGATGCTCAAACCTATCTCGATAACAGCAATGCTGCCATAGATGCGGGTGATGCCTACGCAGCCCTGGCATCTGATTATAACCAGGCAGCAAATGATGCCCTGGATGCCTACGATGCGGCTGAGGCAATCTACCTGGCCAATGACCCAACTCCGTACTACGCCGATGCCCAAACCTATCTCGACTACAGCAACGCCGCCATGGACGAAGGAGACGCAGACGCCGTCCTGGCAGCCGAAGCCGCCCAGGCTGCAAATGATGCCCTGGATGCTTATGATGCTGCCGAGGCCGAGATAGAAAACCAGATTGACATTTTAACGACGCTATCGCAAGTTGACTATTC